TTCCATTACCTTCATCATCATAATCATTAAACTCATCAAATATTTCATTTACTTTTTCATTATCTTCTTTAGAGAACATACTTCTTTTATAGTCACTATCTTTTCTTGGAGCTTCAAGTTTTTGATAGTCGTTTGACATATGATTAAAGGTTTTCTCCATTTCGGAACTGGCGTTTGTAATCGTTAAAATCTTTTTAATTGGTATAGTTATAATCTCATCATTGGTATAGGCCGCCCATTTAATAAGAGCCACATAATCTTTAAAACCTTGTGGTGTTAGTTGAGGTACATACTTAATTAATAATGGTTTTACTAATCTAATAAGGCCTGTCTTCTCGTCCAATTGTTCTTTAGGAAAAGCACAAACAATATCGTCACCATTATCAAGTTTAATTACTTTTATAGATTGTGTAAGCTGATGCATTTTACTTTAACTCCACGTTATGGATTTCATAATTAAAATCTTCTTCATTGTAAATATTTATCCTTTCTCTAAAATGAGCCAAAGTGTAATTCTCTTTTTCGTTGTAAGTTAAATCATCAGCAATATCATATAAAGTTGCCGAAGAATTATTATCTTTTAACCTAAGGCCACGACCAATAGATTGTAAATTTCTAATACGAGATTTGCTAGGGGAACTGAAAACAATGTTGTGAAGATTCCTAATATTAACCCCAGTGGAAAAGACACCATAGCTAGCAATAATGATAGCGTTATCGGACTTCTCCGTAATAGCTCTAATATCTTCCCTAACATCAGCCTCTACTCCTCCGTGAACATAAAACACTTTCCTATCCTGTGCTTTATCTTCTATTAACTCTTTAAGAATCTCACCGTGTTTTTCAACATATTGAAATAAGCATAAAGAATTGCCTTGTAAAGAAAGACAAAGATTCCTGATATATTTATTTCTTTTTTCATTAGAAACCAAATAATCCATTTCTTCCTGATATGTTTTATCTTTTAGAAAATGTCTAGCATCCTTGTCATGTTGTAGTATTAAACAGAATATTTTTAAATCGGCCAATTGGTTCTTTTCTTGTAATTCACTTGTAGATACAACTTTATTTACTGTACCAAATAGACCTTCTAATACTAACTTATGTGTTTTAGTACCATCTAAAGTACCTGTAAGACCTATTCTATATTTACACTTATCTAATTTGGTCATTATTTTTGTTAGTGAAACCGCTTTAAACAAGTGAGCTTCATCACCAATAACTGTACCATAATCTGAAAACCATTTTTTAGGCATATTATATACTGATTGCCAAGTAGTAATTACAACTCTCTTATTAGTTACCTTTTCGTGGCCTTGATAAATCTTGTGTACATTTCTCTCACTATTATAACCATAATCTTTAAAGTCTTTAAATAATTGTTCTACTAATGATGTGGTGGGTACAATAATTAATATCTTATCTTGTTTAGTATCTTTAAGTCTTAATAAATTAAATATTAATATTAAGTATATTATAAGAGATTTACCTGAAGCAGTTGGAGATAATAACAAACATCTATTCTTTTTAACGGCGTGAACAAAGGCCTCTTTTTGATAATCTCTTACTTCTATTTTTGGTATTTTTAACGCTTTGATAAACTGATCTATTTTTTTATCATCTATGTTAGTATCTTTTATTTTCGTACCATCAACAACCTGTACATTATTATCTTTACACCAATTTAATATGTAAGGGTATAAGCCAGCATATATTTTACCGCTAGCATAATTAAATAATCTTATTTTTCCGTCCCATACCCTATTACGATATTGAGGCATAAACTTATATCCTGGCACCTCAAATGTAAAGTATTCACCAAGTTCTCTACGAATATCAGCATCTGCCTCTATTTTTAGATGTACTTCGTCTGGTTTATCTATGATTAGGTATCGTATGGTGGTCATTTTTAGATAGCGCCACTAGTAAACTTTCTCCAGTCTATGGCGTTCTTAATAGTAAAACCTCTATTACCTATTTGTCTAATTGTTCTATCTAAAAAATCTACAGTTGTAGAAAGGTAATCAACTTTTTGTTTTTGTTTTTGTAAATCAATATCCGAATCTAAATATTTGTCTATATCAGTTCTTAATATTTTTAAGTCAAAAGGTTTTTCAGCATATACTGAAGCGTCTGCTTTTCCTGTATAATATTCCCATTTATCTTTTTTCATAATATTATATTCAGTTTCGGCACGACTTAACATTAACTTATACTTTGTTAAGTGTTTCATAAATTCGTTGTGTAATTGAGGTGTCTTTAATGATTCTAAATCAAGTTCAGTATCATTAATTTTTAGCTTGGTATCAGCTAATTGTTGTAATTGTTCCAAATCCATAATATCTCCATAATAACACAAAAGCTTTAAAAAATCAAGCTTCTATGAGGTTGTAACGCTAGTTGTAGATGAGCCTACAGTAGCAAAGTCATATATTTCATAATTAAAGGAAACAGTTGCTGTTAGATATTCAACATCTGCGGCCTGTTGATTATAGTCTAGTCCTGTCAAAGAAGTAGGAAATACATTTCTAAATCTTACTTCTAATTGAGGATTATTCTTACTCGTTAATACTGTTAGTGTAGCGTCTGAATATGTACCACCAACACTAGTAGCACCATATTTTACCTTACCTATTTCTGTACTAACAGATTGATTTTTAGCTGGGAACCTATCATTACCAGCTGAAACTAAACCTCTAAATTCTGAATAGTCACGTGGAAAACCTAAACCAACCAACCAACCGTGTATTTCTTGGAAGTTTTCTAAATTTTCATCTACTAAAAAAGTCATTGATAATGGTTCATATGTCAACTTATCACCAGGTAAAGGTATATCTTTAAATGGAGTTTGTTGTGAAATATTACCACCTAGTGTAATACCAGGTATATTAACAGCTGTACAAAAATATTCTACCTTTGGTAGTTTAAGTATGTTAAATTTAAACTGTGTAGGACTGGCATAATCTTGTGCCGTTGGTTGCCTACTATATGAGTTAGTGGTTGTCATATTACTATTTATATATTATTTAGGTAGTGTTCCTGATTCACCCAATTTCTCTAAAGCATCCACAATTGTACTCATACTTACATTATCCTTTTTACAAGGTTTTTCTTCAGTAGATACTTGTAGTTCTTCGCATACAGGTATGTCTTGTTGTTTTACTTCTTCTTCACAGGCATTTGCCCAAGTAAAAACACCTAACATAATTAATGATATGACGAATATGTATAAGTATTGAATTAAAATTTTCTTCATAGTTGTCCTGTATTTAGTGCATAAAAAAAGGGCGGTTTTGAGGCCGCCCTTTTAAATAAATCAATTAAGATTACATTAAGTTCGCAACTTTGACTCTTCTGTAGTATCTGTTAGCGTTGGCATTACCAGCACCGTTGATTACAGCATTGTCAGATACGCTTGCTTCAGCAAAAGGATTTGCTTGTAAGCCGTATCTTGTTTTAAACCCAATTTTCGGTTGGAAAGTGTCCTGACCAACAGCTCTTACCATTTGTAGAGGTACATATGGGCAGTAGAATATACCAGCGTCATATGGTGAAGTACCTTTGTAACCTACTACAAAGTATTGAGCAGCAGCGTTATTAGCACTGTATGGATCAATGTACACTTTGTACTTACCGTTTAATACACCAGCAAAAGTATTACCTGTGTCGTCAACGTTTAGGTTATTGTTAAGAGCAGGTGTGTAGTCTAACACGCCAGCCATTTGAAGTGCAGAAGCGACATCTGAAGAACAGATAATCATATTTCCTCTACCTCTTCTTGTTCTTTGAGCGATAACGTTTGCTTCTCTCTCAACTTGGAACATTAGGCCTTTAAATCTCTCAACTGACCATCTACCGTTTGAGTCTGTATCTAAATCAAAGATACCAGCAGATGTTGTGTTGATAGCACTAACAGCACCAATGTGAGTTGATGAGTTGTCAGATGCACCGATTTCAGCGTTGATGTAAATTGTTCTTACAACTTCTCTATTGATTTCCGCAAGGATTTCAGCAGATAGGATGTTAGCCAATTCAGTTTCAGCGTCTAAACCGTGGATTGCTTTAAGGTCTTGAGCAAGTTCCATAGTGTATTCAGCTTTAAGAGCTCTTGACTTAGCAGTCACAGTTGATTTCTCAATTGAGAAAGCCATTTGAGCAAAAGCGTTATTAGCAGAATCACCTAGAGCTTCAGCAGTAGCAGTTGCCATACCTTGGCCTCTTGTGTATGCTGTGCTTGGGTCATCATTTAATAAACCTGGATTAGCACCAGTTTGAGCAGCACCAGAGTTAGCTGTTGAATCACCAGCAGCGTTTCTGCTAGAGAAGTCTGTATCAGCTTCGTCAAATAATGCTTCGTTACCTGATTGGTTAGTATATCTGCTTCTCATAGCAAAGATAAGGCCAGTTGGTCCAGTCATTGGCTGAACGCCAGCAATATCGTAAGCAATCAAATTAGGCATAGCTCTTCTAACTAAAGAAATAAGGATTGGATCCCAATTCTGTACTGATGAACCAGTAGCGTTAGTTGGAGCAGCTTCATTTAAGAAAGCAGCGTCTTCTTTTGATGCTCTTTCTTGGTTTTCCAAGATAGTAGCAGTAACGGCACGTCTGTAAGAATCCGTGATCTTTGGAAGATCAGCGTGTTCTAGGACTGGCTGCCATTTTTTTTCGTATTGTTCTGATAAATACATTTGTTTTTATCTCCCGTTTTATTTGTTAGACAATTTAATGTCTTTGGTTTTACTTATAGCGGCGGTATAAGCAGCCATAGCATTTGATAAATCTTCAGGTTGTGAAGAATCACCAGCAACTACTTCGTCTATCTCGTTACCACTTGCTTCAACTTTTTTGCCAAAGTAACTTTCTTTAATAGTAGATACTTTAGTTGTAAAGTCTTTTTCATTTGAATACTCAACTTCTTCAGCTAGTTTGTTGAATTTCTCCTTAGCAGTATCAGCTAAATCGCTAGACATTTCATCAATGATGTCTTGTCTTTTCATCTCGCCGTTTGCTTTGTTTAGTTCAACATTCTTTTCTACTTGTTCGTTAAGTTTCTTCTCAAGCTCTTCAATTTTGCTTGCTTGATCTTCTAGTACATTGTATTTCTCATCTGGAACATCAATGTAGTGATCTTCAAACAATTTCTTTAAGCCAGAAATAAAGTCTTCAGCGATCTCACCTTTGATACCTCTTTCAATAGCGATAGAGTTCTCTTTCATCCATTCTTCAACAATGTAGTTCAAGTATGAATCAACTTTTTCGGCAAGTTCAGCTTTCTGAACTTCAACTTCTTCTTTTAATTTTTCTTCATAGCTAGCATTCATTTTTTTCTTCATTTCTGAAACTTTTGATTTCAGAGCTGCTTCAAAAATTGTAGATGCTTTTGCTTTAAAGTCTTCAGATAAGTCTTCGTCTTTAGTTAAAGCTTCAACGTCAGCAGATACGTCAATAATGTCTTCATCAGACTCTTCTTTCATATCTTTTTTCTTTTCGTCTTCGTGTGACATCTCTTTTTTATCTTGCGATTTTTTAAGAGCGTCTAAGGCTGCCTTAGGCATTTCACCTTCTTTAACTTCAGATTTTTTCTCATCCGATTTGTCAGTTTCGTCTTCCTCTTTAAGCTTAGGCATAGCGTCAGCAGAACCTTGAGCTTTTTGTTGAGGGTCACCAGAAACTTGACTTATTTTCTTTGTGGCGTCAGGATTGCTGTCAGTTGGTTTTACAACCGGTGCACCTAAATCTTCAGCACTATTAGATAGTTTTGAAGGTTCAGCCGCTACAGCATTCTTTTTTGGAGCATCAGC